CCAATTTCTCCTTCATACTTATTACGAATAGAACTATAAAGACCTAAAGCCAATGCATTTACTGTATCAATTCCCCACTCAGCACCCGTGGCATCCCTAACTGTAAGAGGCATTGGGAGAATAACCTCACCACGATAGTCATAATTTCTTATTAAACTATTAAGTTGATCGTAGCTAGTAAACTCTTGGTTATTTGATACTGTTCCTATTGTAAATAAATCACCTGTATTAAATGATCCGCTTAAAAATCCTTCTTGAGGTGGTCTATATTTTAGAGCTTTAATTCTAATAGTATCTTGAGAATATCTTGTGCCACCGCTTTCTTTTTTTACTATAAGATCTGATGGAAATACTATTACACCCGATGTTACTGGAGGACTTTTGCCTGTTATTGAGGATACATTATTTTTGTTTTGATTTGCAAATTCACGACCTCTTATTATTTCTTGAGTGTTAGTATTTTGAATTATTTTATCTAATTTAGTTTTTTCTGAATTAAATTGTTGTTGAGTTGCTAGAGCATTGTTTGAGTTTGTATATTGACTATGAGGAGCACCTGCAACTTTGAATTGAGCGTTTAAAGATGTTTTAGCGGTAGGATTTGATAGTAATGCATTGGTCTCAGCTCTCGTCAATGTTTGTACAGTATCACCTACGTTTTTTGTAGCGGCTATAACTTTTCCAGTTCCAGTAGAGTCTCCTTTACTATCAAATTTTGCATCAGTATATATGGTGTACTGGTCGGTGCCATCAGTAATATTGAATTGCTGTGTTCCAGGTTTTTGTACTGACATTAATTATGCCGCCCAAACTCTACTATTTTTTACTTGTTGATTGTATTTATTGACAAAATACTCAGTTATAAACTCAGAACATCCTTTTACATCTTGATCAGGAACTCTATTAATATCATTGATACCTTGAGGATAATATGAATGAAGACATTTATCTGGTAAAACATTTGTAGCATTCAGTGCGTTTTGTGCGTATGTTCCACGAATAGATGGATTTAAATAATGAAAGTTTCCACCCAAAATCAAACCACTCTTAAGGTCAATCCCTAAAATAATAGCTAAAGGAAATCTATCATAATATGGATAACGATTTGGAAATTTTGCAACATAATTAAAGTAATATATTTTTCCAAGTTCTAATCCAAATGTATCTAGATTGTCGCTACCATCATAATTTTTTTGAACAGATTCTAACTCTTCAAACAATCTCATTCGATACCAATCTTGACTTTGAAATTGTCCTTTTAATTTTGTTTTAATTTCATCTTTGATTATTTCTGACGGCTTCATAATCCAAGATCCTCTTCAGTTAGAATTTTAAATGTCATCATTCTGTCCTCACACCACTCCTTTGCAGCTTCCCATTTAGCAGTATTCTTGGCATACTCAAAAACACTTTTCTTCCAGTGTTGTGTTTTTCGTTTTGGATTTTGAATAGGGCCAATAACTTGTTTCTTTGGTTTAATCTCAATCAAATATTTTTTTACATCACCAGTTTTTTCTCTAACTTTAATATAAAAATCCACAAAGTATCTGTGATATCTATTGTCTAATGGAGAGCGATAAGGTATTACAATCTCTTCACTTCCCCACTCTAAAACATTTGAATTCTCATCACAGTATTTCATGAAAACTAACTCCCAAGAAGACCTATAAAATATGTTTGTAGGATCTCCTTTATACTTTTGATAATTCTTGGGCGAAAATTTCCCTTGATAATACATATACATAGTATAGATCCCCTAAATATTTAGCTTGTGTCTAGTAATACAAGACTTTATTTCCCAATAGAAAGAGTAAAGAATACTTTTTCAAAGGTATCTCTTAATAGTTATTATAAGGTAGCATTTCCATTAAGCAACAGAGGTGCTGGAAATGATGGCTTAGTAACTTGGTTAAGAGCTGCTGGAATATATGATACTGCAGAGTCTAATGGTTTAGATCCGATTGAAGCAATTGAATTGTTATGTGCTGGGACAGTTCTTCCTGGTCCTAACTTTAAGACAACGGATACCATTGGAAATAGGCAAGGTGTGATTGAAAAATATCCCATTCTTCGTCAGTATCCAGAACTGACTATGACTTTTTACGTTGATAATAATCATAAGATCATTAGATTTTTTGAGGAGTGGATTAATTTTATTAACCCATTGTACTCAGGTTCTGGTATTGTTGGTTCTTCCGAAGCTGGACAAAATTATCCTGTTGCTGGAAATGAAAATAATTTTATGAAGTTTAGATATCCAAATACTTATTGTCAAAGAATTCTTGTTACTAAATTTGAGAGAGATTTAAATACAACAACACGAGTTAATGATACTACAATTCAAAGCTACAATAGTGGTTATTTAAGCTATGAGTTTATTCAAGCATATCCATCTAACATTATCGTTTCACCTGTAAGTTATCAGACAAGTGAACTGTTAACTTTTACTGTTAACTTTAACTATAGCAGATATATTATCCGAAGAAACTTAAACACAGTTATACAATATCATAGTGCTATCACAGTTCCTGATGCTCTTACTGGTAATATGGTAGACGAAGAGATTCAAAGACCAACCTTAGCACAATATGCAGAAACATATCCATCTTTGGGATATAGTCAACTTGGTGCTTCACTTGAGGGAGAAGAAATTACTAACGCAATCAATTCCTTACGCGGAATAAATCCTTAGCAAATAACGCTAGAATTGATCAATAAATACTCATAACTGAAGTTGTATACTTATTATGCCTTTACCAGAATATACTGTTCCACAATATGATTTGACTCTTCCATCAAATAAAAAGAAGATCAAATATAGACCATTCCTTGTTAAGGAAGAAAAGGTTTTAATCATTGCATTAGAATCTAGAAATCCAAAGCAAATTACTGACGCAATTAAACAAGTATTGTCTAATTGTATTCTCACTAAAGGAATTAAAATTGAAGAACTTCCTTCGTTTGATATTGAATATTTGTTTTTAAATATTCGTGCTAAATCTATTGGCGAATCTATTGAACTTGTAATCACTTGTGGTGATGATGGTGAAACGGAAGTTCCAGTTACATTATTTGTAGATGAAATTCAAGTTCAATATCTAGAAGGACATACCAATAAAATTGATATGGAAAATGGATATCATTGGCAAATGAAATATCCATCTTTAAATCAATTCATTGAAAACAACTTTGATGTTTCAGAAAAGTCTTCAGAGAATGTAGAACGATCTGTAAAACTCATTGCATCATGCATGGAAACTGTTTATAATGAAGAAGATTGTTGGATGGCTTCTGACTGTACTGAAAAAGAACTGATTGATTATGTTGAGAAGTTAACTCCCAAGCAATATAAAAAAATTGAACAGTTCTTTAAAACAATGCCTAAGCTGAGTCATACATTACAGGTAATCAATCCCAACACTGGAAAAGAGAATAGTATCGTTCTGGAGGGCTTAACTGATTTTTTCGGCTAGCCCTAGCCAAAGAAGATCTTGAAACATATTTTAGGATCAACTTTGCGCTAATGCAAGTTCATAAGTATTCTCTTACTGAAATAGAAAATATGATTCCTTGGGAAAGAGAAACCTATCTTGAACTTCTAAAACAATACATAGAAGAAAAGGAAGCAGAAAAACAAAATGGATGAAGAATCCCCAAAGGCTATAGACGCAAGTAAGTTTTTTGGTGCTGGAGACGCAGTAATTGAAGGTGCTGTATCTCCAGCTGCAAGTGTGCAAAGAACACGAGCTGTCTATTCTGGTGGAGATGATTTATCTAGGCTCCTTAGAATTATTAAAACTGAAATAGATTTAAATGATGAAGAAGATCAATTAAAAGAAGATCCAGAAAAGATAAAATTGCAATCATTAGTCGATGGATTAACTGGTAGAATTGATTTATTAACTTCACAACTCTCAGGATTATTTTCTTTAATACTTGGTGATATAAAGGGTAGAGATATTGAAGCAAGACAAGCAGTTAAAGAGGAACAACAAAGAAGTTCTGAGATTTCTAAAGCCACTAAACTTCAAGCATTACAAGCAACAACACAAGATATAATTCAAGCAGCTGAGGAAAGAAGTCAGCTTCGCAGGGATGAAATGAACCAAGAGCGTGAAATGGGTACGTTAATTTCAGCTTTGGGTTTGGGTGTTGGAATGTCTGCGATGTTGAAAGGACAAGATGAAGAGGATTTAGATCAATTTATTGGTGGAGAACCTGTTTCAAATCCAGTTAGAGCACAAGAAATTTATCATTATTTAATTTCACAGGGAGTTAGTCATACACATGCGGTTGGAATATTAAACAACATTGAACATGAATCTGGATTTAATTCTGGTGCGTTGGGAGATTATGAAAATGGAAAACCAAACTCTTTTGGATTGTTTCAATTTAATTTGGGTGGTAAACGTGCTCAGGCAATGTTTAAAGCTGTAGGACCAAATTGGGCAAAAGATTGGAAGGGGCAAGTTGATTATGCGTTGTCTGAACCAGCAATGGCTACATATTTGCAAAAATCTTTTGCGTCACCAGCAGAGGCATCAAAAGATTTTACAATAAATTTTGAAAATCCAGAAAACAAAGAAGAAAAAGCATTAGAAAGATTAAAAACAATTAATACTTTTGATAAATTCAAAGATCTTGGTAATCAAGCAAGTAATGTAAGAGGAGCGGGAGCAACTGGTGATCCTCCACAAGTCGCACAAATTTCTTCTGCTGGGCCTACGATAAGTGCTCAACAGGAAAAATTGAATGCAAATGTTTTAGCACAAACTCCAATGTCAAACCCTGTAGCACCACAGGTAACTGTTTTAAATGCTCCACTACAAACACCAAAAGTGGCAGAGGGAACTTCAGGATCTCAAACAACAGCACATGCTTCTGCACCAATTCTCCCAGCAACAAATCCTAGAGATCCTTATCCAGTTGCAACAGCAATTACTCTTAACGCAGTTAAAATGACATAAAAATGGCAAAGATAACTGCTAAAACTATTAGTAAAGATATTGATCTAGTAAAAGATAGAGTTCAAGACATTACAGTTTTTGTCGATAAAACTAAGTACGATTATATTAAAAAATCTAAATTAATTAAAAGTAATTTATCTTTATTAAAACAATTAAAAAAACGCTCTAGTGAACTGGAAAAAGAATTACAAAGAAAAGATAAAATACAAAAAACTGATCTTCAAAGAATAGATGAAAGAAACAAACAAGAACAACAACAAAAAATAGAGGCTGATCGAGAAAAAACTTTTACTAAATTACTTTTTGAAAAATTTTTAGGAGCTGGTGCTGTTGGAATGGTTATGGGGGAACAGACACAAGAGCAGCAAGAAACAAAACCTGACGGATCCAATGGAAGATTAAAACCAGATCAATTAAAAGATGTAGGTGATGGGTTTAAACTATGGATTCCAGCAGCAGAATCTTACTTGCAAATGAAAGCAGCCGCTGCAAGAAATAAAGTATATTTTAAATTGTCAAGTGCTTATAGAACTTATGAAGAACAGGCAAAGTTAGTAGAAGAACTTGGAACCTGGAGTCCAACAAATCCAGGAGCTGCACCACCAGGAACTTCTGCACATGGTTGGGGTATAGCAATTGACATTAGTTCACCAGGAGCACAGCAGTGGATAGGAAAATATGGTGGTCAATATGGTTGGTATCCAACAGTATCAAATGAACCTTGGCATTTTGAATGGAAAGGATCTTCAAGTAATACTCCACAAAGTAAAGCTACACCAGCGGTCAACCAAAATAATGCACAAAATAATAATATTGTATCATATAATCCACCAGAGGATCAAACAGTTCCACCATTATTTTTAGCAGTAGCGCCTGCCCCTGAAAATCCTGGTGCTCCTGTTTTACTAAGTCAAGAACAATCAGCACCAGCTTCAAATCCACCACTAAATAAGATTATGGCTAATCCTTTCTTCATCACCCCCACTGGTTAATGTCTGCAGAAAATAGTTTTGAATATGGCAGCTTTAAAATAAAACCACTTAAATCAAGTTCTAATTTAAAGGAAATTGATTTGGGCGCAAAGTCTATTGCGAGTTTTTCTTTCTATGAAAATGTATTATCTCCAGGTGTTACGGCAACAATTAATTTTGCAGTAATTGATGTTAGTAGAAGTTCTGGTCTTGAGCTATATGGTGGAGAAGAACTATTAGGATCAATTAATGTACCAGATTTTCAAGGTGGAGAGATTAATTTTTCTACTCCAGGAAAAGGATTGAGAATTAGAACGATACAATCTTTAAGAGAATCTACAAAAAGTGTTTACAATTTAGAGTTGATTAGTTATGAAACTCTAATGAATGAAATTGTTAGAGTTCCAAATCGTTTTGATGGTAATGTAGGAGTCAGTGCAGATAAAATATTCCGTCAGTTAAAAAGCAATAAAACAATTGTAACTGAAAAGAGTTCTAATAATTATTCTTTTATAGGAAATAATAAAAGACCATTTGATTTACTCAATTTTTTATGTCCCAAAGCTGTAGCACCCGACAAAAAATCACCAGGATATTTTTTCTTTGAAACCCAAGATGGATTTGTATTTAAAAGTATTAACTCACTATTGAAAGGTGGAACTAATGTTCCAATCTATACTCAAGAAGATGTTACAAATGCAAATCGTGTTGCTAACAAATACAGGATATTAAATTCTTATATTGAAAAGAACAATGATGTATTGAATTCATTGCGATTGGGAATGTATGCAAACAAAAGTTTGTTTTACAATCTGTATACAAATGAACCTAAGTTTGTTGACTTTCAATTAAAACAGAAGTATAATGGTGAGATTGTAACCTCATCAGGTAATCTTACAGATACATATCCACCACTGCCAGGGAACATGCAAGATTTCCCATCTAGATATTTTGTTAAAACTTTAGATGTTGGCGCATTAGATAAGACTGGAAAGTTAAGCAAAGATTCTTTGTATCCAGATCTACCTAAATATCAAGCAGAAGCTGTTGTAAGGTACAATCTTTTATTCTCTCAGATATTAAAAATTACTATTCCATGTAACCCTTCATTAAGAGCAGGTCAAATTATAGAGTGTAGAATACCTGAGACAGCTTCCCAAATGGAAAATAAAAATTATGAATCAATTAGTTCTGGTCGATATATGATAACGGCATTACACCATGCCTTTTCTGGGAAAGATTGTTATACTGCGCTTGAATTAGTTAAAGATTCATATGATATTAAAACACAATTAGCATAAAATGGAAAACATTCAACAACACATTCAGAAAGATAAAGAAATTTTAGGTGATCCTACAATGTCACCACAAATGCGCCGTCATATTGAAGGTGAATTAGAAGATCTTGAAAAGTATCATGAGCGTCATCCTGAAGATAATCATGATCCAACTCCATTAGAATTATTTTGTGACGCTAATCCAAATGCTTTAGAGTGTAAAGTATACGAAGACTAATGTATC